TTTACTGATGGATTTCCTAGATAACCAAACTCATTATTCTTGATCTTCTGCATCTATAATCTTATTATTATCAATCAACATTCTTTGTAGGTCTGTAGTAGAACCTACAAATACATTATTATTTGTCACGCGTTTGGCTTCGTCTTGCTTATCGTCCTTGGAAAGATCTTTCTTAGCTTTCTGTAGGGCCATTAGTTTTTCTGTAGTATCAGCAATATCTTTTATGGATTTAGATAAAACTTCAAATGCACGGGGGTGTTCTGACTCTCTTGCAAGTTCTGCAAGTGAATCCAGTGAATGTGTTCCAGTTCTAATTAAGTCTCGATAGGTGTCTCGCGAAAATTCATAATCATCTTTTATGTCTTTTTCTTCAACTGCTTTAGGAGCTTCTGGTTTAACTGGAAGATTCTTCTCCAATGAGCTTCTCATTTTATCTAATTTATCCATAATTAATTATCAAACAATGGTTCGTTATCAACAGTACTAGTTACAGTAAAGCTATCTGCTGTATCCTCCGTACCTACGCTAAAGTCTATTTCTTCAAATATATGAGTATTACCAGCTGTTCCAAATTTTTCAAAGTCTAGATTAATTTCTCTAATAATACTAGAATTATCATTAGTCGGCCCATAAAATTTCATTTTCATTGTAAAATCCAATTGGTAAATGAGAACCCTGCGCGTCGCAAAATCTCCTTCATAATCATCTTGGATATTAACACTATTTAAAATGATTGGAACATCTTGTTTAAAGTCAAATGTGTCTACTGGTCTTATTGACACAGTGTAATCTGGAGTGAAGTATGGAAGTATTTGTTCAACTACCTGTAATCCATCGTCTTGGTTTTTAGCCATTACATATAATGACATACCAATATCGTACGAAGTGTATTGATCAATTACTTTTTTCTTGGTGCTATCAGACGCGTTTGATTCTACAATTTTGTTATATTTTGTTAATTTCTGATTAGCATCTATACTTAAATCTGTAATTTCAAAGGCCATTCTGGGAAGCTTTAAAGCTACCGGTTGATTTCTTCCATCTTGTTGATCTAATCTAGCAAGAAATTTTTCTTTAGGGCCGTATGAAAGTGGAACTTTTACTTGATTAAGAACACCGCCATCAGCAGCTTTGCGAACAACATTAATGTTATTAAATAGGGTACCAAAAACGGCCACCGATTTACGCATTGTGGCATGATAAAAGTGTCCACCAAACATTAGAAATTCTCCGAAGGATCACCAAATGGATTGGTTTCCGTAAAGTCTAAGAAATTGTCAGTAAATGTTTCAAACGCAACATTTTGTGCAGCTCCATCTGTAGCCATAAAGTTATCGGTGTCGTTATCGCCTACGTCGTATACTTTAGTAATATAGCACGTATTGGTAGATTCTCCACCAACCAAGCCTTTAGTGTTTGATACAACAAACTGCCTGTAATTGCTAGCTCCAGCTACTCCGATATTGGATAAACCAATTGTTGCTGCAGTATCTGAAGTTTTCTCTACGCTTTGGACTGTACCATAAATTTGTATTGCTGGTGTGTCTCCATCAGCATCAACTAAAGTTTGAGTTACAATTTCTCCACGAGTAAAGTGAGCACCGGCCGTAACGGCTACGTCCATACCAATAAGATAAGCCTCTTCACCCATAGTATCATCGATAACATCAAGGCCAGTATCAAACTTCTCATCGTTATATTCAAAGAGTGAACATGTAAGTTTATAAACTGGTAAGTTGGATAATTGATAGAATGGCTTATCGTGTTCTACAAAGGTGATCTCAAAAAATGAGTTAGTCATCGGCAAGAATAATAGGTCACCTTCATTGGGCCTAACTGTAGATTCGTTAAAGCCAATTGTTTTTTGCCAGCTTCTACGAGAAATTACGAAAGAGGCTTCATCTCTTATCTCAAGACCAAACTTTTGGTATAAATCACCCGCTCCCTCAAATCCATCAATATTCTCAATATATGCTTCCATCAGATAAGCGTCATCGAATGTAGATGCAGGATCTTCGTTTAGAATATTATCGCGATTGACAAGAGTGCGCGGAATATAATAGACATCTTGTCCAAATATCTTCAGCGATTCTATTACCAAGTCTTCGTATAGGTGTTGTTCTGACCTAACGGCTTGGGAAAAGTATACGTTTCTAGGCATTAATTATCCTATATAAAAGTCTACTGGTTGCTCCCAGTTTAGTCTAACTTCTTCTTCTAGTCTTTCTAATTCTTGCACAGCATCATCAAATAATTGACGACCGTTAAATGTAACACCGCCTGGCATTTGCATTCCTTCGAATTTAAGTAAGTTAGCGCCCCATTGTTTCTTAATAAGAGATGTAGCGTATTTCTTTAAAAAATAATCGTTATATACGTCTGTAAATGTGGCCGGATCAATAATTCGATAAGCTTCAACTACAATGTACGACCCAACGACTACTTCATTAACCCAGTCCATGTCAATTCTTAACTGATTTCTATGTCGATCAAATGATACAAACTTATCATCTGAATCAATGAGAACGTCTAAAGTGGACAAATATTGTTTAGCCATTGTATATTCTAATAGATTACCCATGTAACCAAGACTATACATATCGTTTAGATGCATTTGATATTTTACATCAAATAGACTTGCACTCGCACTATTATCTCTAATTGGAAGAACTCTGATAACGTCAGTTACTAAATCTGGTATTGAAATAAGTCCATTATCAATATCATCCTGTGTCACTTGATGCTTTAAAAATACCTTTTCAATGGCGTCCGCGTGATAGTGCTGATAGAATTGTAGAGCTTCGTCTATTCTATCATCTAGCTGATCGTCGTCAACATTAATTTCAATTACAGGTGCACCTAGATTTCTAAGGCAGTAATCAATTAAAGTTGCTCTACTGTTTGGTTTTGCCATTTAAACACCTCTTGCTTTACTATATTTATATACTTTATTTATATGTTACTCAGGCTTGTCGGGCCAAACAATGCCGCCTGGTGTATCAGAAGTTGATGGCAAATCGCGTAGAGCTTGTCTATAGGCAATCCATTCATCAGAAAGCGTCGTACCAGCTTCAAGTGCTTTAATTATCATATAATCACACTCTGCTAGTAATAAGTTTCTTTCTTCTCTAATACCGCGCCACTCAAATTCCCTCGCTCTGTCTAATTCTTCTTGAGGTATAGCTTCAATAACATAGGTCGATGTTTCACGATCCCAATTAAGAATATGAGTAGAAATGTTGTATTCCGGAACTTCTGGAGCCGGTGACCAGCCAGCACTCTCAATTTCTTCGGCAGTAAATGTAGTAGGATTAGATCTAGTTGATCCATCCTCTAACTCAATAATGGGTGGAATTATTTGAGGATAGCACCCGTTTTTTGTATATAATGTTAACATTATTAATCTCCTGTTAATAAAAAGCTACATGCAAACAATCGTTACCTTCATATGACGAAAGTTGGCCAGTATCTGTGGTAGCAAGATATGCTACTCTAATTGATCCAATATTTGGCAAATCTGTTAATGCAGAAGTAGTCCGGCCAAAAGCATACCCAGACGCACCGCTGGTTTCTCTAAAGATATAATAAGTGCTCCCTGAGTCTTGTGGCATGCTAAGATTACCTACTCGCATTGGTACACTATCTAAATTTGAACAATCTATTCCATTATCAGTGCCAGTATAGCTACTACCAGTGCTAAGTGCGTAGCCAAATCTACTTGCACTAACTGTGGTGCTTATCGTACTCCAACCAGTACTGCCTAAAGCTGATGGTGATGCTCGCGAGCTTGAGGCCTGTGTTCTTGTCTGTAATCCCTGATATGATGCATCGCATGGTATATTATGAGTAACGTTTCCATTTATGTCTAAAATTTGAAATGCACCTATGGGAACATCATTATAAAAATTAGTACTTGAAACTACTCTATGCGCAAAATAAAGTCTAAAGTCTCTTGTAGCCGTATTAGGTAGGGTAAAAAATATTTCTCTAACATCGTACGGCGCATGTGTATCACTAGCAGAGTTGTTTTCATACACCCGAGAATCAAAAGCTCTTCCGCGAAAAGCTTGCCAATTATTATAAAAGTTTGAAATAAGTGGAGACATGCCGTCGCCATCTTGAGGGTCTGTGCCAGTACTAGGTCGACCCACATCAAATGTCAGGGGCCCCGCTCGCCCATGATGAAACGGATAATCATAATAATTATCTGAGGAACTGATATAACTAAAGTCAGGCGTTTGTGAAACATAGTCGTCCATTATGCTTCTATTTCCGCCACGAGTTAAAACATCTTTTTCTCTTAAAGGAGTACCTACCCTACTTAAATTACCTTTCATTATTCATATACCGTCCATAAAAAACATCTTAAATTGTCATCACCATAAGTCATACTAAAGGCTCCACTCCAATATATATCGTGAGATGTCGAATCAGAACTTGCGTAATTTTGTATACCAAATGTCTCTCCACCATATGTCGAACTTATTGGAGCTAAAAAATACGGAATCTCTGCATGGCCGTCAAGTTGTGCCAGTTCCCTGTAACCCCAGATTCCATCATTATATGAAAACTTACTTGTAGAATGATAACCATTAGAGCCTGGTCGCTGATCGGTCGAAAAGTAAGTTCCAGCTCTTGGATCATTAAAGGTTTCTGATAGCCCAGCTGGTTTGCTGTATGAAGCTGACCCGTGAGTAACAAATGCCTCAATAGGTCTTAACATCATAGGAGAGAACAATTCAGTTAATCCATTACTGCCAGTTGCGCGCTGTTGCCTAAAATTAATATAGCAAGTTCCCATATATCCCATTTGGCCGGATGGCATGCCTAATTGTTTGTAAATTGATATTGCATACCATAAACAACCAGGAGTACATTCCGGAAAATTAGACGGCTTGATTGGGTATGTTCCTGGATTATCAAATTGACTTATATCAAACTTTCCATCAGCAGTAATGTTACCATTAGCAGTAACACCGGCCAAGTTTTCGAATGCATTGCCTGGCACTGGAGTAGCCCAAATTTTGGCCGTCCCTTGCGAGCTAGGTATTAAGTTATCAAGGCCTGCTTGAATCGTTGCAGTTGTAGTAGCATTAGACGTATACGAATCTAATAGATCATTTATGCCACTCCAATCAATATTCGAATGAGGCCTTTCAATCATCTTTGTATTTAAATCAACTATCCCAGGAAATCTTTTACCATCTTCGTAGTTTCCGGCTGGCTGGACTGTCCCTCCTACTCTATAAAAACTATCCGACATCTGAAAATTCCTCTCCATTATAAAAAATTTGAACAGTTCCCGTAACATTAGACGCGCTGTCAGATGCAACTATTTTTCCTAATAAACTTAAACCTTCGCTTTTATCTATTATTACTGGACACGGTTTTTCTACTGCTACAACAGTCTCATCTGGGTGTAATCTAGCTACGAAAAAACATTTTTGAGCATTAGAAGCAGTTCTGTCTGAGCGATACAATTGAACATCAGTAACCTTGTCAGATGTATTACATATGTATATACTATTAATTCTAACTAATGTAGTTGAGTTATTCTGAAAAATATTGGTAGCAGAAACGCTAATACTATTAGTAGTAACTGAGGTGCCATCGCTAATAAGCTTAACCGTGTCTATATCTTGAACTGTGGCCATTATGCACTACTTCCTATATGTCTTATTGTACTTTGCATAAGTCTCAAACTCCCAGTGCCCGATGCTGGCCCAAAGTGCTTTAACAGCATATCGTGATTATTTAAAAATAATTGATTAAATTTGTTAAAGAAGGTAAGACTGGTATGAGGTCCCATGTCTAAACTCCATAACATATAAAAGTCAACATTAGTATTATTATCTCTTATTGCAATCCTATAAGTATCTGTGTCATCACCATTAGTGGTACATATATTATACATATTGATTCTTGTGACTCCAACATCGTTAAGGCCATATACATTCACAAGACTTGTTCCAGCCTGGGTTATGTAATTCATGGCCTGAGGGGTAATGTCAGAGCTTCTTAGATCTTTAGGCCCATTCATGATATCTGGATCGAAAGTAAATTTTTTATAAGTATAAGACATTATTATGCTCCCGATCCAGATAATGTTATGTGTCCTACCACATCACCGCTTGCTGGCGCTGATTGGCCAGTATAGGCTTGATCGAGTTGAAACCTTATGGTTCCACTTACCGATGAACTCATATCCCTTGTAAAAACGATTAATGAGCTATTTGGGGGAAGCATTTGGTGCCTAGCAACTCCTCCAACATTGCCAATAAGAACAGTAATAAAGTAAGCTTCACTACTTTTATTAGTCACCCAGGCCGATTCTAATACTCTCTGTGAAATAGTACTAATGTTTTCGTTATTATAATAATGCAAATAAGTATCAATCTGTGCGGCGTTATTAAAAGTAAAACCAGTGCAAGATGCCGATGCAGTTCCCATAAATTGTGTAAGTGTTTGAATTCCCATTAGTTACCCCCTTGCATCTCCATACCCATCACATTTATGTGAACCTTTTGATCAGTTGAACTTTGTGCGGCACCATCATATCTTTCACTTTTCATTTTTAATTCATCGTTTCCTTTAAGGATAATAGGAGCATTAGTCTGAAGTGCTATAGTTGTAGAATCTTTTAGCACGACAACCTTTAAAAAATCTGCAGTACTATTAATTCCGCTAAATTTAAACGTACAAACTATATCAAAAAATTCAGTATTACAAATAACAATACTTCTTACCATAGTAACCAATTCGTTGTCCGCTATGACAGAAGTATCAGCTTCAGCAATTTTATAGGAAGTTCCATTAGTGCTTATTTTAGCAGCACTATGGTAAGCCCTTACGTGTTCTAATTTATCGTATCTAAGACTCATTTTTATTAACTTTCATTTTTATAGTGTTCACAATAAGTGGTAGCAAAAACATCGCTCGAACCGCAGCTTGACGAATCGGATCGTGTAGCCCAAGCTCTCAAAACACGACTCTGCTGTAGATATACCGGTGTCGTTTTATCTATTAGGTTCAATGTGGTTCCTTTGTAAACTTTAAGATTTTTAGCTATATAACCTTTAATACTGCTACTATTAACTGAATCCGTAACTATAACATTTAGTAAAAAATAATCGTCACTGACATTACTCAGGCCTGGAGCCGAAATCATTAAATTAGCAATTTTTGCAACTTCATCAATTGTCGAGTTCGATGCCGATACTGATGAATTAATCTGTACGCCGTTTGCGCTATAATTTAAAGCTTGACCATATCTAGTGGTGCCAATTCTAACGACTGTATCGTTTGATAATATATTGGGAGTAGCCATTATTATGTATGCCTCTTATATGTAAACGTAGATACTAATCCACTAGTACTGGCTTTATGATACCAATTGCGACCCATATAATATACAGGAGATTCCTTAGTAATGAAAACTACCGTTTCCATAGGATTTACAGTTAATATAACTACATTAGGTGTTGAATTATATGTAGCGCCATAGTGCAATCTATATTCTATCGGTTCTTCGCCTGAAACATTACAAACCATACCCATCATTATTTCTACTAATTGAGAATTATCCGCAGTGGGTAAACTTGGCGCGAATCCATAACCGTTTGACACAGTATCTACAACTGTTGCGTATTCTACATCAGATGCAGTAATTATATCAAAGTCATTTATGAACGAACTTTCTGATGGCATAGTATTATCCTAATTTAATATATAGCTCATTGTCACTATGTCACCTCTAGTTGCACCAGAAACAGTTATCGATGGATCTTTTATGTAAACTTTACTATAGGTTGATGCAAACGTAGAAGAAGCCTGAACTGATATGCTAACCCACCCTGCGGTGTCAAAGGTTGCGGAACCGACAGCATTGGTAAACTGCGTAGAGGTAATCTGGTGATTGGGTTTAATTAGTATTGACGAATCATCTTCTTGTACAAAAGCGTGTGTTGCGCCATCGCTAACGTGTGTTTTGGCATTAGGCAAATCACCAGCAGTAGCATGATGCTGATAAGCATAGATACTTAATCCATTAACAGTTTGACCTGGATTAGCATTTCCTGATATTGGGAGAGTTACATGTATAGTTTCTCCAGCATTAACATAAACCGCTTTATGTACTACACCCGTATCCGCGGTGGTTGATGTGGTAAATTCCAAGTAATTACTAATTCCGCTGTTTCCGGTTTCCCAAGCGGCAAGTGATTCTGTACTAATATTCTTGCCTGGAAGCCACCCTTTTATTCTAGCTAGAGCTATATCTAGGTAGGTTATTTCGGATACTGCAACATCACCCCAAAACAGTCTATTACCAGAACCAGGATACATCAAGATTTTTCTAGTAGCTGCACCAGTTGTCGGAAAGGTAAAGCCGTTAATAACAGTATCACCAGCTATGTTTAGATCACCTGAAATATCTAATGAACCACTAATAAGACTATCAGTATCTGGATCGCCACTTAAAACTATTGAGTTAGTTTGTGTTCCGTCAGTACTAGTAAAAATTTTAATTGCACCAGATGAAGTAGTGTTAGTAGTAGAGTTGATTGATTGACGAAGTTCTATTAAATTGACATCTGCATTAGATGAATTGGTATTTGACCCACGCATGAATATAAATCTATCAGCATACGGACTAATATTAAGTGGGCCACCAAAGTCTAAATCAGTATTTACAGACAATCTGTCCTTAAAATACGATCGATCGTTACCCCTAATTTGTGTACCAACATCTCGATCTCCGCCATTAGAAATTGTACGACTTAAATCTATAGCACCTTCATCGGCATCTGAGTATATTTTTACAGCTTCTTTATATTCAAATCCAGTTGCGTCACCGCTCGTATATGCAGTATTATTACTATCCCTTTTCCCAGTTTCAAATAACTTTACTGCCCTGTTAGAACTATCAATATGCATAATAGTATCGTCATGAGTAGTAATAATAGTATTATCAGATTTTTTAAAATATAGAGCACCGTCCTTAGTGTTCATGGCCATTTCGCCATCACTAAGATTGGTATGAGCAGGGATTGCCGCTTCCGTGTTGGAGCGTCTGAGTCGAATGTCAGTTTTTCTGGCCAATTTTGGCTTCTCCTATGTTCAATCTCTATATAGAGCTGTTAATAAAATGTAGCTTCCTTGTATATACAAGGTGTATAAAAGTATTTATACGTAAGCTTAGTATGTACCACCATCGATAATGTTACTAAATGCTGGTGCAGCGCCGTTATCTGCTTGTAAAATAGATCCATCAGCTGATGAAGCAGCTGTTACATCTAGAGCATTAGTGCCATCACCATATACGACGCCGTTGTCTGTAAATGATGTAACACCCGTACCGCCGTTTGGAACTGCAACTGTTGTACCATTCCAAACACCTGTTGTAATAGTACCAAGGGTTGTGATCGAGGCCTGACCAACATAAGTTGATGCAATATCAATAGCGTCTGCGCCTGCTGTAATTCTGTCTGCTGTACCTACAGCATTAATCGTATTACCAGTTTTAGTTAAACCAGTTCCTGCAGTAATTTGGCCAGCACCAGAGAATTGTTCGAACGTAATATTAGTTGTACCAAGTGTTGGTTCACCATTATGTGTTGCAACATATCCATTCTCAGCATTAGCAGTACCGTCTTCAACGAAGGTAAATGCACCACCGGTAATTTCAGATGCTGAGTCTGCATCAGGCGTTCTTGTTAAAACAAACGCAGTAGAACCATCACCAACAGTAGTTACTTTATAGAATCCGTTTTCGGTTTGAGTTGTCTGATCTTTAACAAGTACACGATCGTCGGCAATAAGGGTTACGCCATCAATCTGAATTGCACCATTTGCATCTGCAG